CGCCCGCACCCGCAGTAATTGTGCAAGTGCCTGCACCTTTGTTAGCAACCTGAATAACATCGCCAACCGTAAAAATCGAGTTGTTAACCGTAATCGTTGTAGCGCTTGCGCTATTCATAATTGTGCGTTTAGTTTCGTCGCCTGCAATTAAAACGTAACTAGCGGTTTTGTCCGATATCGGTAAATTTTGTATGTCGTTAAGTTGCGCGGCCGTCAAAACCTGACCAGCAACAAACGGAAACGGTGTTGTCATATTTGCCTACTTTACCCTAGAGCGTTGTCCGCGTTGATGATACCAAACGACAAATCGTCAAGTATCAGCTCATAAACAATAACCGTTGGCGACGTGTAATAAGTAACGCTATGCCCGGTATTAACGTTGATCGTATGCTCAATGCCCTCGACTGCCAATTCTTGTGCCAACTCGGTAGTTGTCACGCCTGACGTAAACGACTTTTCAATCGTGATCGTGTCGCCTACGTCAATCACGGCCACCGTGTCACGTTGCGCGCTAGTCAACAAAGCAAACGACGTGGCTAGCGACGTGTACCGTGCCTCAGGTTCAGGGTCAAGCAAATAAACCGCTAAGTCGAGTGCGGCGCTGTTGTTGTGCAAAAGGCTGTTTGTAATGCTGTAGGTCTGCACAAAATATTTTGTTTGACTGCCAGCGTCGTCAGCGACCTGCGGATTGTTACTGCCAAGTATTTGTACGACTGCACGGTTAGTTACTTGATCGGCTTCAAAAGTTATGCCTACGCCGTTGTACGGAATGTTTGTTCCGTCGTCATGAAAGTCTGCTACGGCTGGTGTGAGCGTTGTGCCTAGTCGAGCGTCAAACACTAGATCGCCGTCACGCGACATAAACAGCCGACCCTGCTCAGCCTCGTTTACGTCAGACAAATAGCCCAACACGTTTGTACCCTGCGCAACCGTAAACGCCGCTGAACCGCCAAGCGTCTGAGTACCTGTAGCAATGTCACGCGTTAACGCTGGGAACGCAACCTCAGGCCGATCAAGTACCGCCGTGACTCGAGCGCTGCTCAATTCCTCGCTGACATTGAACTCGTCTAAATATGTTTGCGCTAACAAATAAAAATCGTCTGCACAAAACACGGTAACGGTGTCAAGACCGCCTAACGCAAAGTTGTAGTCATAGTTAACGATCACGCCGACAAACAAATATTCTTTGACGTTTAGCGAACTGTAACGCGACAAGCGCACTCGACGCATAGGTGCAAGACCCGGTTGCGATTGCGGTGTGTCGTAGTAGGGCGACTGCGTATCAAACGGGTTAAAAATACCTGCCGTGTCAAGCATCGTAAACGACATAGTGCCAGCGCTAAATTGGTCGCCTTGATCGCGTCGCCCACGTTTAACCGTGATGTTGTTTACGCCGTCAAGCACGCTCGCAAAATCTGTTGTACCGTCAAGCACATATTGAGTGTTGTCAAGTACGCCAGCCGTTGCGTCGTCAAGCAAAAATGCGTCTTGTATAAACCCTGTGTCAATCTCTAAGTCATAGTTGCCACTAGCGACAACGGCTGTACCTGCCATTACGACGCAATCTGTAAGTCGAGTGGCCCGTTAGTGCGCTGGTAGGCCAGCAAACTGTTTAACACGCTTTGACCGATCTCGGCGCTAGTTGACATACCGCCTGTCACGTTTATTGTTACGCCACCGCTACTACGCGCTGCAATGCGCTCAGCGTTGCCAAACGTAGTTAGACCGCCTTGTATGGTCACTAGATCGCCAGCACCAGCACCAGTCCCGCCACCGCCGCCACCGCCGCCACCACCGCCGCCACCACCTAAGCCACCGCCACCGCCAATAAGCGTTGGGGGCAAACTAGGCATACTCGGCAACGCAGGTGTGATACTGCCTGTGCCACCCTCTCGAGCCTGCCCGCCGCTAGTCGCAGCGCCACCGCCACCAATACGACCCAAATTAATTGTCGGCAACTTGCCAATATCAGTAAACGGGTTAATCAAATTCATGCCGTCAATAATTAAATTGATCGCACCAATAAACGAATTAGCAAACAATTCAAAACCAGCAATCAAACTGTTCAAAACAAAATTAACAACGTTTCTAAAGCCCTCAAATTTTGTGTACGCAACTGCAAGACCAGTAATCAGCGCAGCAATGCCAAGCGCAATTAGCGTAAACGGGTTAGCAGCCATAGCAAAATTAACTGCCAAAATCGCTGTAGCAATAGCGCTGATCGTGCCGGCAATAAACAAAAATGCTTTAGGGTTTTTTTGTGCCCAATCAGCCATGCTCTGCAAATACGGCAACACTTTTTGCAACACGGGCAACAAACCTGCGCCAATGCTTTCTTGTGTTTCAGCCAAACTATTTTTTAATATCTTGAACTGACCTGCAGCGGTGTTCGCAGACTTTGCGGCCGCGCCACCAAAGTTGTCGTTTAATGCAAGCATTACCGTGTCGAGTGACGCACCGTCTTTAATCATGCCTTTCATCTCAGGCGACAACGCTGCAAGACCTTTCATGTTGCCTGCATACGCTTTGGCAAGCGCGTCGCTTACCGTTGCAAGATTGTTGCCAGTTGCTGCCGAGATATCTTGTGCAAGCGATAGCGCGTCAGTAGCCTCGCCAACGTTTTTTGTACCGACGAGCAATGCACTAAACGCTGGTCGTAATTCGCTGTCAGCCGTACCAGTCGCCCTCGACATAGCCGAGATCATGTCCTCAGTTGCCGCAACCGTTGCGTCAGTAGCGCCAACAACGTTTTGCATTGTGTTAGCCAAGATTGCTTGTTGTTGTTCGTCCTCGGCTGCCGCTTTAGCCGCCAAACCAAGCGCACCCGCAACCGCCGTGATTGCAGCCGCCGCAGGTATCGCCGCTTTCTTAATAGCAAACTGTGCTTTCTCGCCAACCGTTTCTAATTGCTTAAATTCTTTAATTGCTTTGTCAATGCCTTTGCCGTCAAACTCGCTGACAATAGGTATAGATAGTGCCATGATTAAATCTCGCTTTGCACAACGCGCATAGTTTTAGCAATCATCTTTGTCATCTCAGCTTCAATACCGCGACGCGCTTTATAGACCGCCGGGCCGATTAGTCGAGTGCGACCAGCGCTAACAAAACCTAATGCGTTACCTAATCTGTTTGAGTTGGCGCGGCCAGCCGTTTCAAAGATTGCAGCTGCTGGGTCTTTTTGCTCAATCAGAATTACGCCTACTGCGTTGCGTCGAGTGTCAAAGCGCATACGCACGCCGTTAATTGCTTTGGCTGTTGTAAACGGGAATAGTTTGCGATCACGTTGTACCCAGTTGTAGCGCATACCTGATAGCGGTAATTCTTTGTACACGGCTTTGCCTGCCTGTATTGCTGGCTGTGCGATTGCGGTTGCGTCTGCTTTAAAATCTTTTTGCAGTTGCGGGTCAATTTTACGCAAAGAGTTAATCGTCTGTTTAACTCCGACGATCTCAATAGTTGTTGATGCTGGCATTGCGCTACCTCTTTTGCTTATTCAATAGCGTAATCACCGTGATTAGGTCGCGCGTGTCAAACTCGATTGTCGTAGGCCAATACCCTGTTGCGACTAACAATTCTGCTAGTTGCCGTCGGTAACTGCCTACGCCGTAAGGTTTGGGTCTGTCTCGTCTATTGCCTCAATCGTCATGTTTGGGTTTTCTTTAACCCAGTCACGATATGTTGCAGGCATTTTTTGGCCGCTAAGTTTTAGCAAGTTGTATGCCCAGCAAACTAGATCGGTGTAGCCGATACCTTTGCCGTCACTAATTTTGCGACCCTCGGTTTTTTCCCATTCGCAGATAACAAACATATTTGTTGTTAACTCGACTGGCGCTACGCCGTCTTGCAAATCTACTTTAAGTTTTAATCGCATTGCCTTGTCCTGTTCTCGGCCAGTTATGGCGCGTTAGATCACGTTACGTCAACTGTGTATGCGCCACCCATGAGTTCAATGTCGTAGGTAGCCAACTCGCCCAAGTTTGCGTTCATTACTGGCAACGCGCTTAGGTAAGTGTTTGTCAATTCAAACCCGGGGTTAGTGGCTGTGTTTGAGCCTGACGCTGGGGTTACTTTGATATAGCACTTTGTGCCGACAAGTGGCGCAAGAGTTGCGTAACTTTCCGACGATGCAAACGATGCGTACAAAGTTAAGGTTGCGCTGTTTGATTGCAGGCCAGCGGTGTTAGTGCGTGCAGTCGAGCCAAACGCGGTGTCTTCAAGTGCCTCAACAACGTAGTTAACGGTGACTGCCGATACCTGATCGGTGATGTCTGTAGTCGCAGCGCTTGACGCGCCGATAAGCACGACTGGGTTCGAAAGATAAGTGCTAGTTGGCATATTTACTCCTTGATGTGTTAGTTATAGTTTTACCATACCGCAACGATATGCGTGTGTATGCTCACGCCGTTTGCGCTTGCAAGCCAACTGCCACGTCATAACACGGATACTCTTGCCCGCCTATGTCAAGCGTGCCGGGTCTGCCTGACATTGCAATAACGCTTGAGC